CTTGCCAGCAAATGAAGTAAAAGCAGCACCATATTCCTGTTCATATACTTCTTTAGCCATATTTCTTTTTCTTTCAAGAAGAAATTGGTCTTGTTTACCTTCAGGGAAGGCATAATGGTTATCCCAAGAGGGAGCTTGGTGAGATTCCCATAATTCATCGCTTTGCCCAAGGAGATACAAGTCATAAATCCAATTAAACCCTTCAGGTGTTGTGATAAAAATAGCCTTCCCTTTTCGGTCAGACAAAGTGGGAGATAAATACATATCCCATATTTTACTTTTAACTTTGGCAGCCTCATCAATTATTAATAGATCTAATCCCTCTCCAACCAGAGAGTCTGGATTATCTGCTGATTTAGCTTCAACTACTGTGTCCCATTTAAAATGAATAAATCTGTCTTTCTCTGAAGCCCTCTTTATATCATTCGGATGCCCAACTACCATCGTCTTCCATATCTCCCTGAACATAAGGTCTGCTTTATCATAAGATAAGCCAACCAGCCATATCCTTTTATTGGGTTGAGAGGCATAAAATGTTGCCTCCATAGCAGATGCAGTTGTTTTACCAAACCTTCTCCCACAAACCATGACAAAAAACCTTGCTGTATCTTTCGTAGGAAAATGCATTTTGTTTTGCCCTAAATGTGGTTTATAGTCCATGTAGTCAAACCACTTTTTCTTGTAATCTGTAAGTGAATTATCCAAAAATTTGCATTTTTACCTAATATTAATTTAAGTTATCTATTAGAATTATGCAAAATTATACATAATTCATTTATTTTAATACAAAATGGAGGGCAGTATGTCCGAAGAAAAAACACAAGCAACGACAGAAACAGTTAGTGAAAGTCCTGCTACAGAAACTGTTCAAAATAGCTCGAATGATCAGTATATTGCAGAAAGCAAGAAGTATAGAAAAAGAGCTCAGGATGCAGAAGCTAAACTAGCTGAATACGAAAAAGCCAAAGCTAAAGCAGAAGAAAGCAGACTTAAAGAAAAAGAAGAATTTAAAACCTTATATGAAAAGGCTTCTTCTGAAATTGAAAGTTTAACTTCTAATGCTAATAAGTGGGCTAAATATGAAGAAGCAAAAAGAACTTCTTTATTAGAAAACCATCCTGAAGATGAGAGAGAATCTTTGGCTAAATTAGACTTAGAAACTCTTGAGTATGTAACCAGTAAAATTAATAACACAAAACCAAATGCTCCTGAAGTTGTTGGTAATGCAAGAAAAGCTGTTCCAGAAAAGCCTATAGATTGGTCTGATAAGCAAAATCTAAAGCAAAACTGGGCAACTATTCTAAATCAGTACAAAAAACAGCCTCAGAAGCAAAAATCTTAAAGGAGATTTAAATGGCAACAAGTACAGGACTAGCTAACCCTGCTGCTTCATATGCTTCGGATACAGAATTAGCTGTATTTATACCTGAGGTATGGGCACAAGCAGTAAGAGCTTCATTCAAAAAAAATCTAGTATTAGCAAATCTAGGAACAGATTATTCAGGTCTAGTATCTGCTGGTGGAGATAAAGTTCATATTCCATCAGTTGCTGATGTCGCAAATATTGCAACAAAAGACCCTCATGTTCCTGTGAACTATACTAATGCAACAGAAGATGAAATTGCATTAAATATAACAACTCATAGTTATGCTTCAGCAATGATAGATGACATGGGTAAAGTGCAATCAAATTCTGATCTATTATCTATGTATGCAGATTCAATCGGTTATAAAATGGCTTTAGGTTTCGATGCTTCATTAGAAGCTACTTTAGCATTAACAACTGAGTGTATCAACATAGCAGGTAACACAGTTGCAAAAACTATCGATGCTTTAACATTAGCACATATATCAAAAGTTGTGATGGAAAACGATTGCCCTCTTAATGAGTGCACATTAGTTTTAAATCCAACTCTATATGCTTCATTGTTTAGAATAGATGACTTTATTCATATTTCTAAAACTAACACAGCTGACATTCAAAATGGCTTAGTTGGTTCAGTTATGGGTATGGATGTAGTTCTTTCTAACAACATCACATCAACAAATCATAATGATGCTGTTGATTCTGATGATGGTGCATTGACTAATGGCAATGTTCTTGGTGGATTCGTAGTTCATAATTCAGGTTTAGGTTATGCTTTTAGCAAACAGCCTGAAGTTCAATCTGAATATGATATTGATTATATCGCACACAAATTAGTTGGTGATATGATTTATGGGTCTGCTTTAATTCAAGATGCTTCTCAAACTAAAGTTTGGGGTATTGTTGAAGAAGGCACAACTGCTTGGTAGTAAGCGAGTAGTTTATCTTAACATTATAAGGGGAGTATTTGCTCCCCTTATAACAACTTGGAGAATGAATGAAAGATATAAAAGTAAAATTTAAAGGAGCTTTTGCTCCATCAGGCAAAAGAACAGGTGTGCAGTATATGGCTGGAAAAGCAAGAGTAGATCAATGGAAAAAGAATAAAAACTTTGACATGGAAATAATTGAGCCTAAAGCAAAACCTGCTGATAAACCTAAAAAAGAAAAGCCTAAGAAGGAGAAAGAATAATGAGTGAGATAAAAAGAAATCTCAGAAGAGTTGTAAAAATTCAACCTACAATGACAGCAGATGATAATGCTGATAATGATGTGGCTTTTAATTGGACAGAAATACCTGGTGCTGCTTCAGAAAAAGGTTTAGCAACAATGCTTCAAAGTGTAGTAATAGTAGATGCAGATGATTCAGGTGCTCCTTTAGAGCTTGTTTTTTGCAAAGGAAGACTTGAAACAGGACAACAACCAGCAGGCTCTCAAGCACTAGGCACAGCAAGTGCAGCAGTAGATATAACAGGAGCAGAAGCACAATCAGTAGGTGTTTTTGGAAGTGTGCAAATGACTTTATCTGAAGGAGATTTAGTAAATGCTCAAGTTATTACGAAATCTAATATTGGTTTGATTATGCAAGGTGGTACTGATACGACTTCAATTTATGTTGCAGGTATATGGAGAGGTGATCCATCCTCAACAGGTGCTACAGATAGCATGGATATTTACTTTGGATTTGAAGATTAAAATAAAATGTCTTTATTGAAAAAGATTAAAAAACATGAAGGTTTTAAATCTACTGTATATAAATGCACAGAAGGTTATGACACAATCGGATATGGCTTTGCTATTAAAGATCTATACTTAGACGAAGATATAGCAGAGCTTATCCTTGTTAGAAACCTAGCAGTTCTCGTAGAAAGAATTAAAAAAACATTTCCCTGGGTAAATGATGCTCCAACTGAAATACAAGATGTTGTTGTTGATATGTGTTATCAGTTAGGAGTTAATGGATTTTCTAAATTCAAAAAAACAATATATTTCTTAGAAACTGAGCAATACGAAGAAGCCTCTGTGGAGATGCTTGATAGTCTTTGGGCAAAACAAACACCAAATCGTGCCAAAGAGCTTAGTAATGAAGTTAAAGCAGTAGCTTCAAATTAGGAAATTTCCTCTCTTTATACTAAATTAATATTAAAAATACAAGGAAAATATATGGCTTTGAGGGACAAAGGAGTCGTAAAGCGAGCAATCGTAACTCCTGATAAACATTTTCCTCTACACGATGTTAAGTCTATAAATATACTTTGCAAGACTATAGAAATAGTTAGACCAGATATATATGTAGACCTTGGTGACATAGGGGAATGGGAAGCATTTTCGCATTGGAAGTGGAAGAGAAAGAAAAAACCACCATTAGAATATATATTACCTACCTTAGAAAAAGATGTTAGAGATGTTAATAAAGGCATGGATCAGGTAGATGAGGCTTTAGATAAAGCAGGATGTACTGAAAAATATATAACTGAAGGTAACCACGATAATTGGCTTAATATGTTTGTAGGTAGTTATCCTTATGTAGATAACTATTTATTCAAAGATGCAGTTAAGTTAGATGAAAGAGGATATACTTATTATCCTTTTGGCAGTCATCTTAAAATAGGAAAGCTATACTTTTATCATGGACATCAATATGGTGGTCAATATCATGCAGCAAATCATCTTAGGAAGTTAGGCTGTAATATAATGTATGGGCATTGGCACGACCTACAACAACATTCTGCTACTCATATGGATGGAGCAAGGTCAGCTTGGAGTATAGGATGTTTAAAAGATATGTCAAGAGAAAAGAATGCTTGGCTTGATAATAGAAGAATAAACTGGTCACATGCTTTTGCTATCGTTGATTTTTTTAAGAATGGTTTATTTACTGTTCATATAATACAAATCATAAATGGTAAAACAAGTTTATGGGGAGAACTGATTGAAGGATGAAAATAGGTGATTTATTATTACTCAAAGGGTATATAAATAAAAAACAACTCACAGCAGCTTTAAGTAAACAAGCTGATGAGGCTATCAATTATAATAGATCAGTTCCACTTGGTAAAGTATTAGTAGAAGAAGGTCATGTAACAGTAGAAGAAGTTGCAGAGGCTTTGAATGACCAGCAAATAAATTTAAACACAAAAGAGGAAGAACCTATGGCTCATAAAATCGGTGAATCAACAGCATTCCAAATGGATTTAAAATTTTTAGTTACTATTGGTGCTGTATTGGTTTCAGCAGTTGGTGTGTATTTTACAATTACAGGGCAAGTAGAAGATAACACTAAGGAAATAAACAATATTAAATCTATGGGTGATTTAAAAATTATATCTTATAAGTTAGAAGAGTATGATGAAACATTCAAAGATTTAAAAGCATTAAATACTACTTTATCTCCACTTGCTAGTGATTTAACATATATTAAAACAGAATTAAATAAACTTAAAAATAAGAAAATCAATATACCTGAAGTTGATTTATCAGGCATAGATGATTGTAAAAACAAGTTAGATGATTTAGCTGAAAAGCTAGATAGTTTTGAGAAAAGATTAACAAAAGTAGAAAAAAGCTCGAAAGGAAGGTTCTAATATGCCTTATGGAAAAGGAACTTATGGCAAGAAAAAAGGAAGACCTGCCAAAAAGAAAAAAAGTATGAAGAAATACAAAAGAAAGAAGAAGTGAAATGGCAAAGTATCAAGGTAAATCAGTTAGATTGAACAAACCATCTCGTATTACAAAAGGACAACCAGGATATGGTCGTAAAAAATTTAAAGTATTTGTTAAAAGTGGCAGTAAGATAAAGAAAGTTATGTTTGGTGATCCTAACATGACTATTAAAAAGTCTAGTCCTGCTAGAAGAAAATCTTTTAGAGCTAGACATAAATGTGCAACTGCTAAAGACAAAACAACAGCAAGATATTGGTCTTGCAAGAAATGGTAGTTTATGCCTAGAAAGAAAAGAAAAAGAAGTACAGTAAATAAAGCAGGTAATTATACTAAGCCTACCATGAGAAAGAGATTGTTTTATAAGATAAAAGCAGGTTCAAAAGGTGGCAGGGCTGGTCAATGGTCTGCTAGAAAAGCACAGATGTTAGCTAGGCAATATAAAGCTAAAGGTGGGGGTTATAAATAATGGCTCTTAAAAAATCACAAAAATCATTAAAAAAATGGACATCTCAAAAATGGGATTATGTATCTAAAGGTGATAAAAAAAAGCCAAAAAGTAAAAGAGGAAGATACCTACCTAAATCTGTCAGAGAATCTTTAAGCCCTGGTCAAAAGGCTTATGAAAACAGAAAGAAAAGAAAAGCAACGAAGGCAGGGAAACAAAGAGCTAAATACTCAAAAAAAGTTAGAGCTAAAATGAGAGGAAAATAATGTTTAGTGGAAGATTTAAAAATTATATTTTATATGTGGCTACGACTTGTAGCATGGTTTTTGGTGGTTTTTTTGATTACTCGACTTTATATCTTAGTGGCACAATGGGTACACCCTATGTAAAGGGTAACCAGGTATTAAAGAATGATTACAATTATACTATAGGTTTAAGAAAGATTGCATTATTC